TTGTGCTAGACTCTTTGACTCGTGGTGATCCATCTTATCTTTTTTAGGGTTTGTTGGGATAGTCTGCTTTACTTTTACAGTGCCAGAAGGTTTTACGGTCTTCTGACCAGGTGTTAGCGACATAACATACTCTCGATATGCGTCAGTTCCAATCTCAAAGACTTCTTTTATGTCTGTAATCCAACTGCGGAACTTTGTGTTTTCTGCAGTGAGACATAATACGTAGTTAGGACCTCTGCGGTGTATTTTACCAACCTGTCCTTGCTCAGTAAGAACCCACTCACCTTTTTTGTAAACTTCGTTCTTATAGAACTTGTCTCTGGTGATGTTTGCTTCCGCAACTTTGGATTTCTTAGTGAAGTCTGAAAGACTTTTCATCAATATAGGTATACATATCAAAGTTATTTATACGCTATGGCATGTTTGCCTTTATTTCTTCCATCAATTTCCGCGTATCCTTATCATTGAGACCCTTTGGTATACCTTTTCTGAATGCTTCAAAGTCTTCCGCTACTGCTGCTCTCCGCATTTTTGTTCCAGATATAGCAAATGTATCACCGTCTGCATCACGATCACCAGATGATATGACATCTAGTTTGCGGAAGAAAAAATCCTTTCCGTTATATTTTTTAACCCATTGCATTGCTTGGACTCTATCAGATCCAACAACAAACATAGCATCATCATATCCCTGTGACTGCAACTCTGTTAATATTGCTGTGGGATCTTTAGGTCCTGATCTAAAATGTTTTGCAAAACTAGGAAACATCTTCTTAGCATAGTATAGTTTCCTATCAGGATCTAATGGGTTAGAACCCTTTGCATCTTGTGATTGTGAGAGGTATATAAACCAGTCACAAGATCCTGCTGTCTTTTTTACTGCCTTAAAATTTTCCGCGTGACCCACAGTTGGCGGTTGGAACCTACCAAAGGTAAAATATACGCATTTATAATCAACTATTTCCATGATTTTGCCAGAGTAAAGTTGATGTAGGAGAACTCAATTCTATTTACGAGTTTGATCATGTCTCCATTGTGGTGTAGAACATATCCTTCTGGATTGGTTACTCTATAACCCTTATCAGTCTGCACATATGTCTTAAATGTTTCTAGATGATCTAGTTGTGCCATCACAATATCTTTAGACTCTATAATTTTTGTGTATAGAGTGAGCATAGCAGTGAATTTATCAGCATTATCCTCTAAGTATTGTAGTCCATCATACATCTGCTGCCTTCTCTGCATGATTGTTTTATCAGACTTTAACTTATCAATAATTCCCATCATTTTTTCATGATAAAATACACCTAATGCTTTGAGAGTTGATTGTGCACTACCTATACTCTTACCACCACGTATTTCCGCATTGAAAAATTGCTTTAGATATGATGCTACATGAAATTTCTTGTCACCTGTAGTCCCCATATTGTCTACTAGATGATCTAGAAAATCTGCGGACTTTTTACACAGAGTTTCAACCTGTGATATGTTTTGTTGGAACTTACTTAAGGTAGATTTGTCTACAGATATGTCATCCATAGGTGTATCGTTATCCACAAGAAAAACATCTGCCGTAGATTTCATTTTAGGAGCACCAGCTTTTGCTGTCATAGTAGCAACGTCGCTACCTGTGTATGATGTATGAAATACAATACCAATTTTTGCTTTGTTTAGAGCTACACCTATTGGATGATCCACAGGTATGGCATATGTAATAGCATTTGGTTTAAAAGTGTATAGTTTTTCACCCTCTACATCCTCTGTCTTTACATCATCTGTAAATAACAAGTCACCTTGACATACACTGTCCATGTTTAAAGATGGAAAGTAGTTAATACACATTTTTAGTTTTGATTTTAAATCAGGACTAGCATCTCCGTAGTGCATGTCAACATCTGCTTCATCGTAACATACCTTTGGATTTTCTTTATTAAAAACAGACTTAGTTCCTACAAAAAACATGCCATTTGCAGGGTGTTTACCACATACAACTGATGGTGCACCATCCCATTTAGTTTGCATGTAACCAGTGCTAGGTTTTTTACCTAACATACGCAACAATTCCTGCATAGCAGAGACTGATGCCATACATCCTGCGGATCCATGGTTGAGTATCTCATCTTCTATGTGTTCTAGGTGTTTGAGTTGCGTTACGTTTGCCATTAACTTGTTTTTAAAAATGGTGCAGAATCTTTATGCTGAGATGTAGCGTATAATGCAACTAAATGAGCAAATTTGTTTCTCTCATCATCTGACATGCCATGTAATCTATCTACCATGAGCAGTCCCAAATATTTTGAGAATGTCCACTGTCCTCTTGTGTCAGTATGACGTTCATTAATCAACTCTTTTAACCTTTCTTCTTTTGCTCTACCACTGAGTTTGGTGAGTTCCATTATTCTTTCTAATTTTTTACCCTTCTGTGTATGTTCTGCTCCTACAACCTTCTCAGTATGTTTATTTGCTAGTTCATATACATCATCCTTAAGGGATCCACCTCTAGCTTTTGCTTTAATTGTATCGTAATCAGATTCACTATACAATTCTTTACCAGTAACTTCCTCTAAAATTCCACTGTATACACCACCACCTATCTTACCATGTTTTGCGTATGTTCCTATTGCTTCTCCTTGCCATTGTAAACCGTCACCACCAGAGGTATCACGAAATTGCACCTCTAAATTATCTCTAATATACATCCACATATCTATTGACTCAAATGACTTAGCATATATGGTCTTGAAACCGTAAACTGGTCTGGATTTAGTGTAGTTTACCTCACTAACCTTCATACTTGAGGTTGGGTTCTTCTTTAGGGATATACCATATAATATTTCATCATCTATTGCCTTCTTTAAGTAGGCATTGAACGATGCAAAGGTAGTTGTCTTCCTCATTTCTCCTTTATCAAAACTACATTCGCATGCCCAGATATCTGCGGGTGACCATTTGTTTAGGTTTGAGAATGGAGGTTTCTCATATGATGAATTTACCTTCTTAAAGTGCTCACTAATGCTCCTAACAAGAGATCCACCCCTATACCAGTTATATCCATTCTTCTTTCCAAACTTTCTATACAACTCATTAGCAGTTGCCATACAGGAATCTACCCATGCAGGGTTTTCTTCTAAGAAATTTTTAATTTCATCCAATGATTTATCGGTGTCAACACGATCTGCAACAGCATCAAACTGTGCATCACTTGGTTCCTGAGTCAAAGGGTTATTCATACTAAATCTAACAGCAGCAAACCACGCTGCAGCGGACTCTTGTAGTGCAGTTCCTGCTGCACCACCACCTTTACCCTTTCCACCACCAAACATTTCTGTCTTTTTTATTCCTGACAAGTCTATGCCATCTGCACCACCTACTACTTTTAAACCTTTTTTACCCGAAAGAAGTGTTTTAAGTGTTTGATGTGGAGCATCGTCTTGTGTATCTGATGCTGCCTTTAGTGCCTTTAAAACCTCATTACTTTTTGCTTGTATTGCTTTCTTACCACCACTAACCAACTCAACTGGAATGCCTTCCTTTATAACCTTGTATAATACAGCAGCACGAGACACCCCAACACCTGTGTTGTCTACCTTTTTTAGGACTGCAGGACTTAAAGTTGATTTTGACATATGCTTATATTATAGCATATAATATTTAGAAGTGCTGCCAAAATTGGGGTGACAGTAGGCCACTTTCTGTATCGGTTCTATGCTTTAAAGTTAGAACGATGTCACCAGCCAGACTAATTCTTCTATGTTTTCTGGGTTCAGCAGTAGTATAATGTTCAAGAGAACCAGGAAACATAAGAAGATGCTCTGATTGCGGATTGATAGCGTAGGCATCTGTGTTACAGTATCTGTTTTCTGTTGAAAATTTGAAGACATCGCCAAATAGATCGTTAGGGTTTCTTTTATGAAAAACTATGGGGTCGCCAGGTGTCTGGATATAGTAGACATATGATATATGTGCACAAGAATGGTAGTGCATTGGGAATGTTTGGTTAGGATCACAAATAGTGAACCAAGTCTTAACAAAATTAATTTGAAAAGTTTTTTTATCTATACCAAAGTGTTCAAGATACTCTATTACAGACTTTTTTATCTCTCTAAAAAATGGTTTTAGTCTAGTGTCCTGATGTATTAGAACTTTACCATTCAATTCACCCGTAATTTTACCCGTAGAATTGTCAAATTTTCCATCCTCAAAACTATTGTAGAGAGAGGACAGAAAACCAGGTATTTTACGTTCGTATATTAATAGCGGAAACGCTTGATGAAAATTAGAGGTCGTCTGCTGCACGATTTTCTGAATCAGAGATATCGAAATGACCGCCAGGATATCTTTTCTCTAGTTTCTTTACGTTTCTTTCTAATACTTCGTCAAAACTGATGTCTAATGCCATACATGCTTGTGCTACGTACCACATAACGTCACCCAACTCAATAATAAGATGCTCTCTATTGTCGTCTGTCCAAGGTTTACCTTGAAATACCATCTTCTTAACGATCTCCAAGAACTCTCCGCTTTCAGCAGACATGCCAACAGCAGCAGTGGTAAGACGTTCAATATTGGCACCTTTTCTGTCAAGTTCAACCAGACGATCAGCAAGATAGACAAAATCTTTAGAACTATCGGATGTGACAGCATCAACAAATTTTTCGTAACGTTTAAAATCTACAGTCATTTTCACTCTCCAAGACGATGAATAACAGGTTTTTCATGTAGTAATATTTTATATAGTAAACTATTTTCTGCACAAGATACAGGTTTAAATTCTTCCGATGCGTTGAATCCTTTGTATCTTTTTGCTTGATTAATTACTATAGATCCCTCCTCTCCAGACACAGATCTGTGCCAAGTTTTTGCAGGGATAATAAGTGCACCGCTGTGCACATCTAATTTTACTATATGATACGGATATTTCCAAGTATTGTTAACTAA